GGATTCGCTACTTAACTCCTCTTTTAATCTAAGGAAATGATCTAAGAGTGGTTGTAAAATTTTGCAGCGTTCTTGATAACCCTTGCGTAACTGTTCTGGTGTACTGCTCTTGAGTTTAATTAATTCTTCATTAAGTTTTTGAATTGAGCCCTCTTGTTCTTTATTTATACATAACGCATCAATACTTTCACTACTAGTATTCTCAGACAAAGATGAAATAAAAATCGAAGCTGCACACCCTGTTCTAAATAGCGGCAAATTTTTGGCTATAGTATGTGGTTTGCTTTCAGTATCGCAATTGTTTTTGACAAAGTCACAGGCAAGCATTAACTGTGAAAGTAATTTCATTCCTGCTGGTTTGAATTCGATACTATCTTCACTTGAAATGTAATGGGTAGCTGATGTGTTATCGAATATACGGATAGACTTCAAATCTTCGTGAGCTTTACTTGATAGTTTCCAATCGACTTCTTGATTTGTGTCATTAATTATTATATTGATTTGAGCTGAAGGCTCGCCTTTAATTTCGCCATATATGTTTGATAAAATTTTCGGTGTTCCGCCGCGTGTAAGGCAAGCATTCTTAAGTATTTTTGAATAGCTTGATTTACCAGAACCATTATCACCATACACTGCTGTTAGCCCTGTAGGTGAAAATTCAAGCACTGATTCAGATACTAGTGCTGAAACATGAGCCACTTTACTAATGCTTTTTAAATTAACTGCATTTTTTTCCTCCCCAAAACCTGTGAGATTTAGAGGCGAAATGTGCTCACTATATGACTCAATCTTTTCCTCAAGACCATGTTCCATTTTAGCAATTTTAAAAAGAAGATCGTGATCGTCCCTAACAAGTTCACCTTTTTCTGCAGCTAGCCTTAAGGCATGCAGCCACCAAAGATTTTTTTTTAATCCATTGGCCCAGTTAACCACGCTTTCAATCGACATTTTTTCCTCCACTGAACTGCCTTTATTGAATGAATAAACACATTATCAGTAGTGGAATTAACATGAAACTTCTTTTTACATTTTGCATCAATTATTTGCCGCTCTAATCCTGAGCGGCACTTTACTAAATCTAACTATTCAAGAGCTTTCTAAGTAGGCTTACATTGCATAAAATGTATGAGTTCTTTAACTCACCATTAATTAGTTATTTAAAATTAAATCCGTAGAATTTTTAACTGAAAATATGATTGACGATAGAATTTTTCCCTTTTTTTAATTTATTCTTTTCTACTGTTTAGAAAATCTTTAGCACTGTATAAATGCCCACTATTTTGTGGGGATTTCTAGAAAACAGACATCCTAACTGTCTGTACTCTACTAATCATACATGTGGTTTGGCATTCAAACTTGGTAGTAATCTTTGGCTAACTGGATAACACTCATCACTTCAGCCACCTGCAGATCAGATTCAAACGTCAGAGTAACGCGTGCGCCCTCCTCATTCTGCTCTGCTTGGCAATGTTTGGCTAACAGCTCCACCAGCTGGCGAGACTGTTTGGCACTGAATTGCGGCAGTGCGGCGGCTTTGGTCAGTTTTTTCTTGCCGGTGGCTTTAGCCTTTTCCAGTTCCGTTTTTGCTACCCTGCCAGCTGACGCTCCATGCTCACGAACCAGCGCGACTGCCGTAGTGGCGGCTAGCTCTTTATTTTTAACCAGTGCGATCAGCTCATCACCAGACGTCAGCAATGCCAGGTGGTTTTCTACGTCAGTGATCGACCGTTTTACTTTTTTGGCAATCTGCGCCGGTTCCCAGCCCTGATTAATCAGGCGCTGATATGCAGCTGCTCTCTCCAGTGGTTCCAGTGCGCGCCCCTGACTGGATGTGACCATGAAGGCGATGCGGTCAGCCTCACTGCCCACGAAATCTTTGCACTCCAGGCGGATATCATAACCGGCCTCCTGCGCCAGTTTCGCGCCGTAGTAACGGTGGTGGCCATCGATGATTTTTATGCCCTGCTCTGTTACCTGCACAGCGAGCGGAGGCACATGCTCACCAGCGATGTAGGCATCGCGGAATTCCTCGACATGGGTCTGGTCGATTTCCCGGATGTTGTAACCATTCTCGACATAGAGTTCATCAATGCCCAGCAGGTAGGTTTTGCGGGTAGTGATGTTTGTTTCAGTTTTAGATTTGTTGTCGTAAATTTTCGATAGCGTAGTCATTTTTGAAATCCCTTAACAACCGCGAAACCCTTCTGGGATGGCGTAATCAACTGGTGAAATGTCTGTGATTGACCGCTGAACCGGACCGAGCCTTACCACCAGCTCATCCCATTTTTCGCGGAGTTTAGACGGGCTGAGGATGTTCCGGCACCAGAACGGATCGCTCTGAATGCGTTTGAACATCTTGCAAATCTGGTAGTGAGTGCGTTGGTCCTGTGAGCACATCAGGCGCACGTCGTTAGCCCATGCGGCCCAGTTCGGCTGTTTGGGTCTTGCCAGTTCTCCATCAGTCTCGGCGGCCTGTTCGTAGAGCCTAGTAATCTGCCCCCAAATCCATTCGGCGCACTTCAAATCCTCATGGCTGCCCCAGTGGCGTTTCTTTTCGCTGTAAACCACCGCGTCGGGAAAGTGAGCCAGGAATTGATCAGGGTTATCCACAGGCGAGTCGTCTGGCCGCGAAGCGTCCGGACAAGAGAGGTTTTTATCTAATGGATCATGTTTTGATCTTACTGAGGGATCGTCGCCAGATTCTGGCGGGTGAAAACCCGGTTTTTTGCCAGATTCCGACGGGTCAAAATTTGAGGGGTCAGAATTTGGCGCATCAGAATTTAATGTGTCAGATTCTGACGCGTCAGAATCTGACTGGTGGGCATAGGCAGCGTCACGTAGTTTCCTGACGTTCAGTTGATACATGTTCGACGTATTACGGTTTCCCTTACGCCGTGTGGTACTTGTCAGCCAGCCATCGGCCTCAAGCTTGCGTATCGAGGTGCGCACAGTGCTGGAGCCTGCGCCAATCTGACGGGCTATGGTGGCGATAGAGGGCCAGCAGATGCCCTCATCGCTTGAGAAATCAGCCAGCCGTGCCATGATGGCCACGCTGGTGATTTTCATACCTGACGCCGCGCAACCGTCCCAGACGTATGCAGACAATTTAACGCTCATCACTAACTCTCCTGAACTTCTGACCCCATATGTTACGGGGCTGGACGCAGACGTACGGATAACCTGGACGCCTGAACAGCACCCTGTGGTTCGCTACATCAACGCCTATGGTTTCAACAATAACGCCACGTGGATCGGCATAGTGCGCGACCCACCGCTGAATAATCTCGTCTAATTGCTGGGGCATTTAGCCCCCTGATTTACGATGTTTTTCATTGGCGTTACCCACAGCCCACTCAACGAAACTGTGGTTAACGGTTTGAGGACCTTCAGGTAAATTGAGCGAATAACGGAATGGCTGCTGGCTAGTCCCGCCTGTCATGGGCAGGCACCGGAATTGCGGAAAATCCGGGGATCTGTTTAAATTATTCACGCGATTATTTCTCCACACTAATTGATGTAGTCGCCGAAAGCGCCGGGCTGCAACCTGGCGCTTTCACTTTTCTGAAGCACAGAAAACTCTGTAAACCAGCGTCGTGTGCTCCTGTAGTTTGGTAATGGCACGATGTAACTCCTCGTCAATAATCTCGCGTTCGTGCGGTTCCACCACTCCATCCTCAATGGCTGCTCTGACTTGCTGTGAGTAACGGGTGATCTGCTCGATAGCCTCCAGCAGTCGCTGATTGATATCGCCGTAATCCACTAGCTCGACGTCCGGTAGTGGCACGAACACGCCCCCAGACGTTTTGGCTATGGCGTTTGCTATGTGATGATTACCAGCTGCCTGCTGCAATACCATCGACCAGCCAATCGGAAACAACTGATCGCCACCGCTGCGCAGCCTGTTATGAACAGCGTCCTCGGTAACATCCAGAATCTCAGCGGCCTCGGAATATCCACCAGCCAGAGCGGCAACAGTTTTCCGGATGGCTTTAATCAGCCACGCTGGCTGTCGCTCAGCTTTCCATTTCGGTTCCTTACCCACAGTGCAAGGCCTCCAGCTGTGGTTCATATAAGGGCGCTAATTGCGGATAATCACTTCTGCTAAAACTAAGTTCATCTTTCGTAATCTCGGCGATCAAAAGTGCATATTTCCAAGGGATAGGGTCAGGCCATCCGCTAACGCTGGATTTTGCGATGTTCAAAAATCGTGCTGTTGCAGTAACTCCACCGTAGTAATTTAAAACCTCTGCCTTTTTCATAATCATCTCATCCGTAAAAGCGAACAGTGAGAGTTTACCCACAAAGACGCATTTTGGTCAATAATTCAAACAACTAAAGTTCAACAAAGCGAACAGC